TTCGCTAAAGATTATTTCTTGCGGAGTAGTAGATTTACCTGCATAAAACATACGATTTCTGTATGCAGCTACAACAGTAGCACCTGCTACACTACTATCACTAACGTCTGCTGCTGCCATAGAAGTATTAAATATTACAGGAGCATTGACCCCATCCACACAGATAATCTTTTCGTTACCGTCAAAGTTATATCTTTCAAAGTGGTACTTTGCAGCACTGGTTCTACCTGTGTCTCTAACAGTCCAGCTTTCTGATACTACATCAAGTTTAGAATGTGCTGCTGCAGTAGAAGATACAGCCCTAGTTACGCCTGTAAAAGTAGTAGATGTTTTACCTGTGTAAGTAAATATCTCTGAGTTAATCTGTAGTGTACCACTAGAAGAAAAACCTAATGTAGATGGTACAGTAATAGTACCTGATCCTGTCATGCTTGTATCTGCTGCAATAGCAATAGATAACTCAGCAGAAGCAGAACTAAATATCTTTTCACCTCTGGCTGCTAATACTTTATTGTCAAAGTTAGCAATCATTAGTAGTGATTCAGAGCTAGAGCTAGTGTGAGGTACAACAGCATTTACGTATTTACGAAAGCCACTAATACGTCTGTAGCCACCTGAAATGTCAGGCTCAAAGTTTTCTAGTTGTAGTGCCTCTCCCGGTTGCATAATAAAGTTAGAACGGTTAAGAACTAAACCACCCTCACAGTTAAATGCAACTGGCTGTGTCTGTGAACTATCAGGCACTAGCTTACAACCCCTGACATAAAGTTGACAGAGCCACGTGGTCTTAGTACAACAGTAGACCTAACATACTCATATTTATTAATTAACAGGCTTTGCATGTTCTTAATACCTTGTTCAAACCTAGCAAAGTTTAATTGATACTGTTGCATTTCACCACGATACTGATACACAAATGCAGAAGCACCATCTACAATCACAGGTGCGAACCTTTCAGGTACAGTAGTAGTATCTCCATGTGCAGAAAGATCAGCAGGAAATGTATAGTAATCAAATGTCAAGGTATATTCTTTATCAGGAAATGGATAAAGTAAAAAATTATTATCGGGTGTACGAGTAATACTTCTAGGTACACCACCATTATCAAACTGAGCTACAAATACTCCATCTGCATGTGTAGCTGCAGTAGTACTATTAGCACCACGTGTACATCCTGTAAGATCATTACCTGATATAGCGGTATAAGTTACTTGCTCACTACCAAGATATATAGTACCAGATGCATCAAAACCTGTAGTAGATGTAAGCGTTAATGTTGCTACAGAATCAGAATGTGAACCGTTTAAAGTAGTAGACGCAATGTCATCTTCTTGATTAGCATACTCATTCTGTATATATTCATTATAGTTTAATGTACTAAGATTACTGCCTGACGCATTAAAGGTGGTACTTTTCTTTATCCTAGCTGTATTATAGTCTATAGACTTAGTGCTAGTAGGTACAGTATATCTAACTTTTCCCGGTACTAATGTTTCTGTATTAGTGGCATGATTAAAAGAATAACCAAACTCACGTTGATTAATGTATCGTATAGCTTCATTTACTGCATTTTTACATTGTATCTGTACGCCCCTAGCACTAGTAAAGTTACTAGAGGTAAGCTCTACTTCATTCATACGAGTGATGACATTGTTAGCTAATGTTAAATAAGTAAGAGCCATTATAATTCCTAAATAGATTTTTGCCCCAAGAATTGTTTGTTGCATAAACTTGATGCACCAATGGGGCCAGCATGTAGCCAGCCCCAAAGTATATAGGTTTATTAAATGAGGTCACGCTGTGCAACAGCAGCCTCAGTCATTGCGGCTGAAACATCTGCAACTACTGCATATACCCGAAGACGCCCAGTAGCAGGTGCAGCACCAGCAATAGTAACGTCAATGGTATCAGCAGCGCCAACACATGCCAAAGCAGCAGCAGCAAACGTAGAAGCTGCGCCTGTATTGACAACGTTAGCTTCACCGTTAGTGCCTTTTGCAAGGTATGTACCAGCAGCAGCAGTCAAGTCAGCACCGTCAATAATGTCATCGCCACCAGCGAAGTCAATATCTGCAGTACAAGAAGTCGTGAAAGGTTTCATGATTTCTGCACCAGCAGCAACAATAACTGATTCGGCAGGGATTTCCAAAAGTTGGAAAACATCACCGTTTGCGCCAGAGTAACCAGCAGTAACCATTGCATCAATATCTAAGATTGCTTCAATGGTGCGTACAGAGTTACCAACTACTGTTGGGACAGCAAGAACATTTGCCCCAACACCAGCAGTATCACTGGAAGTCATATCATAAGTAGCCATGTTATATCTCCCTTACGCTGCGTTATATTTGGCAGTAACGATTGCTTCAGGACGAAGAATCTTTCTACCATATAGATGCATACCACGAACAATGTCAGCAAAGCTGTCAGGGTCACGATATGTTTCTGTCTTATTGATCTGCTCCGCAGTTGCTACAGCAGAATCATGTCCAGCAACAATAACACCAAAGTTAGAGTTTTGGTTAGCAGCACCAGATGTTCCTGCTCCAGTACCTACCGCTGGCAGATTAGAAGAGGAATACACACGGAAGCCGTGGAAGTTATTGAGAACAAGACCATTACGCAGTCCACCCGATTCACCGAAGTCTGCATTCATGAAGCGTGAATCTTCATCAGCAAGAATTTCCATAAATACTGGATCAACTACCAACCAACGTCCTTGAGTGTCAACTTGCTGTTGATCAAGTAAACGCTTCATACGTGCTACAACCATTGCTGGTGAAGCTGAAGCTGTTGGAAGTGCGGTAGCACCGGGCAAACGTGCCACTAGAGGAATAGAGTGATCCCCTGCGGAGCTTGTTGTGATGTTACCAAAGTCACCTTTCTTCAGTTGCATAGAAGAAAGCAGTTCGTTAGAACCAGCAGTTGATACTGCTTTAGTACCGTTTACGGTAGTGTTCAGTGCATCAGCTTTGCTGTGCAAAGAAGACTGTTTGTAACCAGACATATAACCAAGAACTTCTTGGTCATGTTGGTCAGCAAGACGGTATGCAGCACGGTTAGAGGCAAGCTCCATAAAGTTGACGTGGCTATGAGCTTCTTCAATGTCATCCATTTTGAAAGCAAAGTAATTAGCTTTGTCAATAACCAGAGAGAAATCTTCGTCTTGCAAATCTTGCGCTGTGACATTTGTGCCACGTGCATATTCGCTTACAGAGATTTCGGGTTCTTTAATGATCTTGACGGTATCGCCTTGACCAGAGATTTCTCCAAAATAATCGGAGTTAGTAATGTCACCACAGACGGTAGACTTGCGGAAGGCAAGTTGTACCTGTTTGCTGTAAATGACTGGGCTAAAATTACCATTAGGTAAATTACCATAACCCGTAGCTGTCGTAAATGCCATTGTATTATTCCTTTGCATTAAGACACAGATACAAACTACAAACGGTATGTAATGAGGCTAACTCTTATGGGTAACATTGTTGTAAAAAGTTGGCCGACCTTTTACACAACGGGCCAAAGACATTAGGTAGTCGTTAAAACTATTTATATTTGTGAAAGTAGATTTAACACAGGTAGTCCAAATAAGTAGGGGGCTGTGTTAAACCTGTTGTATATAGTTATATTCTTTATTTAAGACTTGTCAAGTCTTTTTATCGTGCGCTACCAGAAATATCGTAAATAAATTCACCTTTTCTAATAGCTTCCATGATTTCGTCTTGATGTTTCTCGTATTCTTTAGTAGACATTTTATTAACACGTGACTCAGACATTTTAGTATTGTTAGATGTAGCGTCTGGTTGACTACGTGTATTACGAGTATTCACCGACTTAGCAGCTTCTTTGTTACTGCTAGGTTTTTTTGTTTTAATGTTCATGTCTGCTTTGTACAAATCAATAGCACGTGCTGCAGACCTTGCATCATTATCATTTTCGTATAGTGCCTCTTGTACCCACTTAGGCTGTTCTTCTGCCCACTCATGGAAGTCATCACTGTCACGTATCTCACCAAAGTCAGGGTGTGCTTTAAGTAATTCTACTTCAGCTTTCTCACGTGATGCGCTTTCCCGTAATGTATCAATTTCTTTAATGCGTTCCTGCAAACCTTCTTGTTGCTCACGTGCTTTCTTAATAGCAATAGTCTCAACAATAGCAGCTACATCTGGGTACTCGCTTGCCCATGCATCTATGTCTTCATCTGACTTAGGTAGTTTAATTTCTTGTGCAGCACTTTGTTTTAACTGCGCTTCTAGTGTGGTAATACGAGCCTCTAAGTCTGCCTTTGCTTTCTGCGATCCTCTACGTAGATCAGCATAGCGTTTCTTATAGCTCTTTTCTTCTGCACCTTCTGGCTCTGCATCTTCTTTGGCTTGTACTTCAGCTTCTTTTTCTGCGCCTTCACGTTCTGCCATTAACTCACGTAGTTCTTTTTCGTCTTCCTCTACACGTTCATGCACTCTACTCTTACGT